TCGGCGCTGCGCAGGTCGGCGTCGCTCAGGTCGGCGCCGCTCAGGTTGGCGCCGCCCAGGTTGGCGCCGCCCAGGTTGGCGCCGCTCAGGTCGGCGCTGCGCAGGTTGGCGTCGCTCAGGTCGGCGCTGCTCAGGTTGGCGCCGCCCAGGTTGGCGCCGCCCAGGTTGGCGCCGCCCAGGTTGGCGCCGCCCAGGTTGGCGCCGCTCAGGTTGGCGCCGCTCAGGTCGGCGCCGCTCAGGTTGGCGCCGCTCAGGTTGGCGTCGCTCAGGTCGGCGCTGCGCAGGTTGGCGACGCTCAGGTTGGCGCCGCTCAGGTCGGCGTCGCTCAGGTCGGCGTCGTTCAGGTTGGCGCTGCGCAGGTTGGCGACGCTCAGGTCGGCGACGCTCAGGTCGGCGTCGCTCAGGTCGGCGTCGCTCAGGTCGGCGTCGCTCAGGTTGGCGCCATCAGTTATCGCGCGCTCAAGCGCGTATCGCACCGACAGGCCAGAGCTTTCCACATCCGCAGGCACGTCGCACGAGTACAGAATTTTGCTGGCGTCCCAGCGAGATACGATATTCATCATTCGTCTCCCAGCGCCAGCTTCAACTCATCGATGGCGCCGCGGATCAGCTCGCGCGCCGCGTCGGCGTTGTCCAACTGCATCGCCGCCCAGGCGTTGTGCAATTCGCCTTCGGCGAGCCGGATCTGCTCGCAGATGACGCCTGCCGGTGTCGGCTCGGGCTCGGCCAGGTTGTCGTAGGCGCGCTGGGCCGAGCGCATCGCCGCTGCGGTGCGGATTGCGTCGTAGTCAATGAGTGCCATCTTGAGTCTCCTTGACGCCGTCTGGTGTGGCGGCATGGGTGCAATGATGCGGCCGCCAGCGACACAACGCAAGCAATCTAATTACGTAATGCATTAGGTGATTAGGGCGCTTGCGGCGGGCCATGGTGTCGGCTATCGTTGGCACCATGAAGATTTCCAAGGCAGCGGCGATTCGCAAGGCAGGCGGGCAGGGAGCGCTAGCGCGCATTCTCGAAATCACGCCTAGCGCCGTGAGCCAGTGGGGCGAGTACATGCCGCCTCTGCAGGCATACAAGCTCAGGGCAGCGAAGCCGCGCTGGATTGCCGGCCTTGTCGCCGCGTCGGCAGAGCAAGTCGCTGACAAGAGCGCCGCGTAATGGTTGTCTCCACGCCCGCATCGGCGCCGGCCTATCCGGTGGCCTCCCCTAGTCTCGGCCGCTGGTCTTGGCCCGACTCGCAGCCATGCGGGTCGGGCAATTCTTTTCTACGAAGCGGCGGCGTGGAGAGCAGACACGCAGCGACCTTCCGGCATGCCCGCGCAAGGGCATCGAACTTCCGGATGGCGTGGTGCTTGGCTAAAGCCGGAGTAGCGCCCGGCCCGCTTCACCCAAAGCGAAACGCCGCGAGGATCAGTCGCGGCGCTTCTAGTCAACCAACATCCGAGAAGGGGATGCTATGACTCCTGAGAGTCTATCGGCACTACACGCGCGCATCAACACCGCGCACTTGCGCTACGGGCCGCTTGCATCGACGCATGAGGCGCTGGGCGTAGCGTTGGAGGAATGGGATGAACTGCGCGAGCAGATCCGCGCGAACAACATCGTCGCCATTCGCAACGAGGCGCTTGACCTTGCTGCTGTGTTGATTCGCCTGTCCTACCAATGCGAACAGGCGCACGAAAGCGAGTTCGCCACCGGGTTTTACATGCGGTCGATGAAATGAGCGACACATACGAGGCGTTCTTGCGCGACAAGACGCAGGCCGGCGCCAATTCCGGTTTTGACCCCGTATGGATGCCTGATTATCTGTTCGATTTTCAGCGCGAGATTGTTGACTGGGCAGTGCGCAAGGGGCGCGCTGCCGTGTTCGCAGACTGCGGGTTGGGCAAGACGCCGATGGGCTTGACGTGGGCATCCAATGTCGCGCGCAAGACTGGCAAGCCGGTGCTGTACCTTACACCGCTGGCGGTGGTGTCGCAGACCGTGCGCGAGGCCGTAAAGTTCGGCGTTGAAGCTGTGCAGTCACGCGAAGGCGCCAGCACTGGGCACATCATCGTCACCAACTACGAACGGCTGAAATACTTCAACCATTCAGACTTCGGTGGCGTAGTGTGCGACGAGTCGAGCATCCTCAAGAGCTTTGCTGGCCAGCGGCGCGGAGAGATCACCACGTTCATGCGCAAGGTGCCGTACAGGCTCTTGCAGACCGCCACCGCGGCGCCGAATGACTACGTGGAACTCGGCACATCGAGCGAAGCGCTCGGATACATGGGCCACATGGACATGCTAAATCGTTTCTTCAAGAACGACCTGAACAATTCGGCGACCGGGCGCATGGCTGGCGAAGTCATCAAGTGGCGGCTGAAAGGCCACGCCGAAGGGCCGTTCTGGCGATGGGTATGCTCATGGGCTCGCGCCATTCGCCGGCCGTCGGACCTTGGGTTCGATGATGCTGCGTTCATCCTGCCGGCACTGAACGAGGTAGAACATCTTGTCGACGCGCAGAACCTGGCCGAAGGCATGTTGTTCGCACTGCCTGCCGTGGGCTTGAAAGAACAGCGCGAGGAACGCCGCAGAACTGTCGAGGAACGCTGCGAGAAGGTCGCTGCGCTGGTCAACCACACAGGGCAGCCTGCGCTGGTTTGGTGCCACTTAAACGACGAGGGAGACATGCTTGAGCGCATGATCCCAGATGCCGTGCAAGTTAGCGGCTCAGACAGCGACGACAAGAAGGAATTGCACCTTGAATCCTTCGCCGAAGGACGTGCCAGGGTGCTCATCACAAAGCCGAAGATCGGCGCGTGGGGCCTGAATTTTCAGCACTGCAACCACCTGACGGTTTTCCCTTCGCACAGCTTCGAGCAGTACTACCAAGCTGTGCGCCGCTGCTGGCGCTTCGGCCAGAAGCGCGCGGTGCGAGTTGATATCGTGACCACGGAAGGGGATCGCGGCGTGATGCGCAATCTGCAGCGCAAGGCCGAACAAGCAGACGAGATGTTCACCCGTCTGGTTGCAGAAATGAACAACGCGCTCGGGATCGAGCGAGCCAACAATATGACCAAGAAAATGGAGGTGCCCGCGTGGCTGTGATCGACCAACTTGTGAGCGACAAGTTCGCCGTTTACAACGGTGACTGCATCGAAGTCATGCAGGCAATGCCGGCCGGCAGCGTGCACTTGTCAATCTACTCGCCTCCGTTCGGTGGGCTGTACCACTACAGCAGCAACGAGCGCGACCTGTCGAACTGCGACAACTACGACGAATTTTTCAAGCACTACGCCTTTGTCGTGCGCGAGTTGGCGCGGATCACAATGCCTGGCCGGGTGACTGCGGTTCACTGCATGGATGTGCCGCGCAGCAACAGCGGGACGGACAGCTACATTGACTTCCCTGGCGACATCATCCGACTGCACGAGCGCGAAGGCTGGCGTTTCACTGGCCGACGCATGATCTGGAAGGAACCTCTTGCTGTGCGGTTGCGGACGATGCAGAAGAATCTGGCGCATGCGTCGCTGGTGGCAGACAGCATCGACTGCGGCGTGGCCGCTGGGGACATGCTGCTGACCTTTCGTCGCCATGGGGAGAATCCAGTTCCTGTGCGGCATCCTCAAGGGATGTTGGAATACGCTGGTGAACGGGCGATGCCGGCCGACGTGTTGCCATACCGCGGCTGGACTGGCAAGCAGACAGAAAACCGCTACTCGCATTGGATCTGGCGACAGTACGCAGATTGCATGTGGGATGACATCCGCATTGGTCGCGTGTTGCCGTACCGCGAAGCACGCGACAGCGAGGACGAAAAGCATGTCCACCCGCTGCAGCTTGACGTGATCGACAGATGCGTCGAGCTATTCAGCAACCCCGGAGAAACGGTGTTCACGCCGTTCATGGGCGTTGGGTCGGAGGTCTACAGCCCGATCATCCTAGGCCGGCGCGGCATGGGCGCCGAACTCAAGGCGAGCTATTACAGGCAGGCAGTTAAGAACGTGCTGATGGCAGCTGCTGGGCGCAAGGATCTGGAAACTTCCGAGGCTCTCGATTTTGGAGAAA